TTCTAGGTCAACGACAATTCTAAATCTTGGATGCTTGGGAGCAGCCATCAGGACCAGGTCTCACTCGGAGTTGGGTCGGCTGCGGAGAGATAGACTCCACCTCCGACACATGAAAGCTCGGGGTCATTTTGAAATACGGCAGGATCGGGGTCCTGTTGATTTCCTGCTTCACCAGGGTCCGAACCGCCACCTCCACCACCTCCGCCACTTCCACTAGGTGTATCTGCACAGCAGCCATCGTTGCTGAAATTATTTGTAACAGTGACGACACAACCAGCATCATACACAATAAGATTATCCATCTTACCCATTGGGTTAACATGGAGAACCTTAAACGAATCTGCACCGAATGTGAATGGCGCTGCAATTTTTCTTCCCGTCAAGTGGGTCTGAAGAACTCCATTTACATAGACACTTACTTCAGCATCAGCATTAAGTGTTCCACCAGTAAATGTGCTAAGCTTTCCGCACACCATTACTGTTTGTTTCGTTCCAGGGATGATTGTCCCAGCGTCACTTGTCCAGACAGGCGAAGAGTATCCTGTAGGTTCTGCAGGAAGGTATATCTCCAATAAATCACGATTTGAACCTGATCCTACACCATGATACAGCGAGAACATGTCGCCAAGCGTATTAAACGAATACGATGTGGCATAGCTGAACATCTCAAACATACTGTATCCAAACCCGCTATAGGCTGAATCAGCATGATCGAAATCTGCTTGAAACTTGAAATTCTTGCTCGTATTCGAACCAAATTGAAGATACGCTTCCCCGTAATACTTCTGTGAAGCTGTGCCACCCGGATTGCCACGAACACCATAAGTGGAACCACCAAGGCCTTGCCCAGACTGATTGGAGATGTCAATGACATCTTGCCAGGTTGGAGCTGTTAGGGCTGCCCCGTCCTCAAAATCAAGGTCGATGATTTTTGCCATGTTACCACCGAACCCGAGCAATCTCAACAAGATTAATGGTAACAAGAATAGCGTCGAGATTCTCACGCTCAATGACAAACTCTCCATCGAACTTTACAGCCCACGCGTCATTAACAGCTTGATCTGGAACAACAACAGAGATAAGTTCTCCGTCGTTTGTGCTATCATACCACTCCTGAAGAGCGGCATAACCGTTTCTTGTAAGCCACGTTGTGCCACTAAATTTCCGAGCAGCTCTATCTCTTCTAGTGACAGCAACGTGACCAAGATCGGGATTTGGAATTTGGTTGAACCTCAACCAAGAACGCTTTCCCTTTCGCTGAATGGGTCGTTCGAGGGTCAGGGCCTGTCCAGCTACCAATTGGCCGGCAACAATATCAACACTGTTACTGGTCAGGGTTGCAGTGATACTTGTAACCCCAGTAGCATTTGGACTGAAATACTTGTATGGATTAATTGGAACTCGACCTGCATAATTCGGCATGGTCAAGTTTTGGGTCACCCCACCTGATATGGCGATAGTTTTTCCAGCATCTGCATTCCAATTAAGGGCTGCAATGAAGTTAACTGTAGCAGCCGCATGAGTTACCTGCCAAGCGGCAGTAGTGTTACCAGCTCTTAGGGGACGGCCAACAAGACCATCAACCAGCCAAGATAGATCATAGGTGCTGTTAATCACGGGACCAGTTACAGTTCCGTACAGCACCGACATCTTATTAGGTGCTAGATACAGGAAGTTCATCTGCCCTCCCTTCTAGCGAATTCACGCTCAACTGCGAAGTTGAACTCGTCTGCCAGTCGTGCATCACGGAGAATCTGTCTCATCGTGACCCGTGCCATTGCGTTCTCGATGTCTTCCTTCTCAGCGATTCCCCAGGCCTGAAGGTTGTTTTGAATCGCGCCCTTCTCAATAACCAGTCCCGGTTTCTTGGCAATGACACCGATTTGGTCGATGAGTTGACCAATGTCATCGTAGACGACTGGACCTCTGGGAGATGGAATTCGACCAATAAGTCCGTTATCAATGAATCCTGGGTTAGCTTCATTGATGGTATCATTCAGGTCACCAATCAGACGTCGGCTCACATTTGCGAATCTCTCAACGTCTACCAGTGCTTCCTGAGAACGGGAAGATACACCGCGAAATCCTCCCGGTGAGTGACCTTCAGCCACTGCCGTAACTTCATTCGCGGCGTCAATCGCAGCCTGTGAGATGGCCCCCAGGGAGGACACAGCCTGACGAGAAGCATCTTCTGCAGTAAGTCCGACTTGCATTAGACTCCTAGTCAGGATTTGCACCTTGTTAGCCGTGTCCACTGCAGCGTCTTGAATCGGAGTTCCTAACGCTTCACCGGCCTGTTGACCCTGATTGTCTGCCTCATCCGCCATCTTGCGTAACGAATCGGGAACCTCACCGTGAAGTGCTTCGATGATAGCCCGAAGTCCGTCCGTGATATTGGTGAAGCCGTCTGTCCAGATTTCTTGGTCTGTTTTCTGGGCATCTGTTAACAAACCAAGTTCACGGGCCTGAGCGATATACATGCGTGTGGTATCATCGAGCTGGATTCCACGACGCTGTTCAAGCTCCAAGGCCGTACGAAGGAATGGAAGGTTCTGCTGGAGAACCTGACGCTGTGAGATTCCTGTGCTCTGCAGACGAGTGAAGAAAGTCTGCATCTGAGACTGAAGATCGTTGAAGGTCTCCTGGTTAATTCCGCCAAGGTTAAACAAGGCTGCTGTAGTCGTATTAACGGCTTCGGCACCCTCAAAGATTGTCTTGTTCTTCTCCTTTGCACGCTGCAGAGCAAGTTCATCAGCAAGAGCAAGGTTGTTTGTAGAGATTCCCAGGTTATCCTGGATGGAAACTAGGCGTGACCAGGCGGGTCCGAGACGCTCCGCAATTTCTTCTGAGGACAGGCCTTGGGCCTCCATCGCCTTCTGAGCAGCAAGAGTGATTCTTCCAAGGCGTTCGAACTCTTCTCTTGATTCAGAGGCAGCCACCTTACGGTCTCTTTGCAGACCGTTGAGTTTGTTTTCAGCATCAAGTCGATGTTGAACTGCTTCATCCAGGTTACTTGTGTCAGGTTTTTCTTTCAGGAGCTTTTCGATTTCTTCGTTCAGCTCCTCTAAAGTTCCCTTCCAACCAGCCTTAAGGTCAACAATCTTCTTACGCTGGTCTTCTTCAGCTTTTGCAAGTTCCTTACGAGCGTCTGCTTCTTCTTTCTGAGCATCCGTAAGGTCTTCTTCGGCCTTCTTAATATTCTGAGCGACATCCTTGTAACGCTCAGCAGTATCATTGGCCATGGTGGAAAGCGCGCCACCAAGCTTGTCAGCATTACCCAGGAGGAAGCTTCTGATTTCTTCTGAGTGGGTCTTCAGTTCGCCGTCAAGACGGATAATCTCAAGGATGGCATCCGAAACAAGTCCACCCGTCTTTTCAATGTGATCCTTGAAAAGGGCAAAGTTTTCGTCGAGCACCTTACGTGCTTGCTCAACTGTAAACTTGCCAGTCTGAACCATGACGAACACATCACGAAGTTTCGCGGCAAGTTTGTCAAAATTCAGGTCGTTTACACCACCAAGCTCCTTAATGATGTTTCCAAGGTTAAAAATTTCTGCAGCCTGTAGGTCTCCCTTGAAAAGATTCTTCGCGTCGGCTTCAATTTGCTTCTTAAGAGCATCAGTGAATTCGTGACCAAACTCACGACCAAGACGTTTACCGGCTTCCTCCCACAATGGGTGTCGGAACAAACCGGTAAATGCCCCAATGACTGCTCCAGCAAGTGCTCCCCAACCTCCTGCAATCTGAGCACCAATCTGTGCCCCAGCCATTGCGCCCTTTAGGGCCCGATTGAATTTTCCTGCTACGTTAGTAGCCTGATTAAGAACAGCTATTGCAGAAATAACCCCGGCGGTCATGTTAGCCATGCCGGCAATCATCTCTCCGATACCTTCCGCATTATTTGCCTTGAAACCATCCTTTAGTTTGCTGAGACCCTTACCCATCTGGTCCCAACCAATTTTTGTAGTCTTACCGGCTTCTGCCCCAACGTTAAGAAGGTTGATGAACTGCCCAATTTCTGTTATCAGCTTACTGAATGAACCCGTTCCAGTCTGGGCAAGCTGGGCAAACGCTTGGGACAAACGATTCGTACTTTCAAGAATCGTGTCCATGGCTTTCTTGATGAGTTCAGACTTAAGCCACTTCTTCGGGTCTTGACCCGGATCAGAGGACAGCTGTCCCATCTTCTTGATGATGTCAACCCATGTCATGAACCCCTTTTCACGATGAAGCTTGTCAATTTCTGCCAGAACCCCCTGAACCTGCTGGAAGTGACGAACTACCTTTGTGGTATTCTGATCCGAGAAAGTTTCAGCAATTTTACGATCATATTCCTCGGAAGCATGAATCCACCGGGCAACGGCAACTTCGTACCAGTCAACAAAGGCGTTGTATTCCTTACGGGTTTTCTCGAGCTCCTTGTCCCAAGCAATACGAAAAGCTTCTTCACGTTTAAGTTGTGCCTGCTGAGCTTTGGTCAGGGGCTTACCGGCATCCCCCTCGGCATTGGCAAGATCGTTATCAACAATTCTCGGAAGATTTTCGGCACTCTTTTTCAGAGTTGCGAACGGATCTACTTTAGACATCCGTTCGAGTTCAGCAGTAAGTTCCTTTGCTTGGATCTGCATCCCTTTGATGCGACCCGTTACCTGGAAGCCAGTGGTTACAACCTTATCAGCAAACTCGTCTAGTTCCTTCGAGCTACCGAAAGCTTCCTTAAAGTCCTTCTGATATTTACGAGCTTGTTCAGCGGCATCCTTGTACAGTCTTCCCAATCCAGGAATACTAGCCATCCCTTCGTTGATGGCAACCGCTGTTTTGAGGATTGCTTCTGCAACTCGTAGCTGTTCAGCCCTGAACTTGATACTAAAAGCCAGAGCAAGTGTCAGACCTCCAACAAATGTTCCAACAGCAGTGGCCGCGAAGTCAAACGCCTTTACAATAATTATGGCAGCCTGATTAATGACCCGGTACATGTTTTGTACCATCTGCTGAGGGTCATTTCCAAAAGCTCTAACAATGATATCACCAATCCCAGAAATTGCCTTGTTAAGGATTGGCGAGCCAGCTGCAATGCGGGCCATTTCATCCCGCAAATCTGTAAGTTTGACCTGGGCCTTACCAAAGTTGTCTGCAGCTGTTAGATGGATTTCTCCAATCTCTTTGACCTTGATGCCCATTTTCCGCATAGATTCCGTATAGAAAGCAACGGTTTTCTCTTCTGCGGTGAGCTCAAGACGATTCTTGTTGTGGGTATCTGCATACTTCTGATTGGCCTCGGTTAGTTTAACAATGATACCAAGGTTATCAAGGATTCGTGGTGAGGAACGTCCTAACGCAATAATAAGGTCGTTAAGGGCCCTACCAGGGCCCAGATCCATTGCGCGACCTAACGTAATAGAAGCTCTCGACAGGACTTCAAACTGTTGAACAGTGAGTGGAAGGCCAAACAGTACAGCCTGATTGGCCGCCCTCATGATTTCGAATCTGGTAGCTAGTCCCTCAGTACCACGCTGACCAGCGGCAATCATCTCATCCGTAACACGAGCAGTGTCACGGGCAGATGCAGCAATCTCCTTATTGGCAGGAATTAACTTCTGGAAGGCTGTGGTAATTCGATCTACTTGACTACCACGTGCAATGAAGTCAACAGCGGCGTCAGCTGCTTCTCTAATAGCTGTTCGAACAAGTCTCCAAGCAGCTGCCAGGGTATTTGCTGCAATGTTTCCAACAAATGAACCCTTAGCAATATCCGCCCAGGTGGTCTGAAAGATGTTCTTAGTTTCCTGGCCAGCGGTTTTTGTAGCGCTTAGAAGTGTCTGAACATCCTTAGGAACCTGTTGTCCGAGTGCTCTATATTTGTTGGCAGCCTCAGTAAGAACCCCGTTTAACTTCTGTTGTTCTGTAACTGTGAGCTTAGTTACCCCGCCAATTCTCTGAACGGCAGAAACCCAGAGTCCTGCTTCTCTTGTAATCTGTCTCCCGGATAACGCATCCGCAAGTTTCTTAACCTCGTCCGTTGCAGGTTTCAGTTTAGTGAGTTCAGCATGGATACCCTTGATGGCAGGTGGGACATCCTTACCAAGAGCCTTGAACTGGGCATCTAGTTTATCAAGTATAGCGAGGAGCTTCTTTTGGTCCTCAGCACTGAGCTTGCTTACACCGCCTATTTCACCGATTACCTTAACATACTGATTTGCAGAACGAAGGGAAGCTTCACCACTAAGTTGATCCCGAAGTTTCTTCAGGTCGTCAGCTGCTGGTTTTATCTTTTTAGTTGCATCAACAATTTTCTGGACATCAGCAGGAACTGTTATTCCAAGCTTATGGTAAGCTTCAACTGCTTCAGTCAGAACCTTGTTAACTTTTGCCTGTTGGGCCTCTGTGAGTTTGTTGACAGACCCAATTTTTTGGACAGCTTGAACGTATTGATCTGCCTGCCTGATTATCTTCTCACCAGACAAGAGCTGTGTGGTCTTGTTGAGTTCTTGCTGACTCTTCAGGGCCACCTGAGACGTTGCAGTGATAACCTTCTGCATCGCCTCGGGAACAGATCTCCCGATAAGAATAGCCTTCTGTTCAAACTCGGTAAAGACCTTATTTACTTTTTCTTGTTCTTTGGCGGTTAGTTGGGAGACGCCGCCGACTTTCTGAATTACCTGGAGGAATTGTGTTGCGGTACGAGTAAGTTTGTCACCGGTAAAGTTGTTAGTAACCGCCTGCATTTCTGCAAGCGATTTCTTGTATTCATCTTTACCGGCTAACCACTGGTCTCTTAGTTTGAGGATCTTTCTAAGAGCGTCAGCGACCTCGGCGTCAATTCTAATTTGAACCGGGTCCATGACTGCATCTATAGTCCACGATTTTTCTTAGCTATCTCATGGGCGCGTTCTTCCGCTGCATTGCCAAGAATTTGGCAGGCTGCGTCGAAATCAATGCAGAAGGCAATATCACGCGCTGATAGTGTCTCTGATGGGGTTAGTATCCATGAGCTTGGTTTCGCTCCGTACGTCTTCCCCAGATTGTGAAACATCTCCAGGAGCTGCCTGTTCTGTCCGACGAAACTCGAATGCCTCTTCTCGCGTCGGCGCTGAGCTCCTTTCGTTTGGATCCTCAGCATTCAGGATTGCCAGCAGCTCCAAGGTGTCGAGCTCCTCAATCCACAGCTTGTCAAGGTCGCCAGTGTTGTGTTCGGTGAGAACCGGTTCCATCACCACCTTCATGGCATACTCTCGGGCAAACTTCACGAGTGCAGCCTTGTCTTCCCCCTTCAGGAAATTGCCAACGGCTTCCATCTGAGCTTCTCTGTTTCCGGTGCCAATCTTTTCCCGGATATCTTCGAAGTTCATGGCCGCTTCGAGCATGGGCATAGTGAGGGCGCCCGAGAAGATGAGCTCGACTGGGTCGGTCTTTTTGATTCGAACTGTCAGGTCGTCTGAGACCTTGAAGAGGAAGGTGCGCTTCGCACGACGCTCACGTGGATTGGTGACTCTGAGGGCTTCGCCGGACATATAGGAGCTCCATAGGGAAACAGGTTTAAGGAGACCCATGGGTCATTATGGGCCTCCCGTCTTCTTTCGTTCTGTTGTTTACTTCTCGCGCTGGAACTGGAAGATCTGGTCGCCAGCGGTGCGGACACTGTCCGGCAGACCACGCAACTGAATCTTGTAGGTCGACGGCTTAACTCGAGAGAAGGTCAGGGGAAGGCCTTCCATCGAAACCGACTTGTACATGAACAGGATTTCGTACTTGTTCGTGAGGTTGCGAATCTGACTACTCAGGAACACCGTGGTGTAAGTGATGTTCAGGATGGTGCCGCCGCCACCACCGTAGAACCCCATCCGTGTTCCATCGTTGACACTGCCGATGTTGTCGAACGCGATTTTCATGAGTTCGTAGGTGCGTTCCTGCGCCTCGAACTCGAGCATCGCGTTTTCCTTGGAGATGAACTGGTCCACGACGCCGAGTGACTGTTCGGCCTCGATGTCCACCTTGTCCGTCTTCCAGGTGTAGACAGCATCACCGAGGGTGTAGCCGACCTCGGTCCCTGTCGCCGGCACGCCATTCGTGTGAGTCGCCCACGTGGGAGGAAGACCCGTCGCTGGAGCGGTTGTTCCGATCCAGATTCTCGCCGGTCCAACGTGGATTTTTGATGCATCCTGGGCCATGTGCTAGCTCCGTGAAAGGTTCCTACGTCCGTTACTTCGTTCGACCGGCAGGCAGCCGTTCGGGAGATTTCGCGGCGGCGGCCTTGGGGTTCGACTTCGAAATAGCTTCCATCGCCTTGTTGACGATGTCGAGCTGCTCCGTCAGAATCTGATGACGCTTCTCGAGAATCTGAATCTTCTCATGGTCTCGAAGATTCGCCATTTCCGGCAAATCTTCCAGGCCAACGAAAAGAGCGCTGGCGGTGTCGTCGGCTGGCGTTAGCATCGAACGAAATTCGAGGGCCTGTCCTTCGGACAACTCGATGACATCGCCACCCTTCTTGACGGCACCGTTGTGGTTCAGGGAAGACCCCTGATTCACGGTAAACTTGTGAAGAACTGCTTCAGGCATATCACTCTCCAAATTTTACGGCGCCCGCCAACGCAACCCTCGTCCGGGCGTCAAGGGCGGACCCGCGATGTAAGGCGCCGTAACCGTTAGACGGCAACGAGCGCGACTGACATCCCCGTCTCATCATCGGGGTAGCTCATCTGCACCCGCCCGTTGGCGTCGTTGTATTGCGCAGGTGAGAGATTGGCGATAATTTTCTCGCCAGGAACGCCACCTGATGCAGCAGGAACTGTCAGTGAAAGATCACCGATACTTGTTCCAGCCAGAACAATGCCAAAGTTGTCGGTGCCCTGACCCTCGAAATTGACGTGCTTGGCACCGGCAGTGGTGTTGCGGGCAATCACCATCACGCGCCCACTGTTGGGAAAAGAGTCCCCAGCACCTGCAGCAGCGTTGAAAGTCGGGGTCAACCCCGCTCCCACACCAGATTGAACGCTAAGGACGGCCATTTCTCAGCACCTCAACAAGAATGATGGTAAGCCCCGATTTAAGAAGTGGTCGACCATCATACACGCCCTCTGGAACAAACGGTGAGAATTGGTCATCCGTTACAATGATTGGCGGGTTGTCAATGCCATCCAAAAACGGATTTTCCATGAAGAACTCTCTCGCCGCTGTTAGATACCGTGAGATGAAATCTTCCAGCTCCTCCTCATTATCGTGCTTATCGTGCCAATACAGGTGAACTTCGTATTGAAGATCTATATGGTCGTTTCGATTATCCGTGTTCCGACCGATTGTTACATCAATCTCACAGCAAGGATAACCATCATGTCTTGCAACCTGCGACCTGTAGACTTCAACAACTGTTCTGGGCTCCGTTCCCCCTTTACGAAGCCAAACTTCCCTGAGTTTGGTAGAGAACGTGTCGGACTTTATTGCGGCTTTCAGGGCCCATCGAAGGTCCTCCGCATCTGATCCGATGTATCTCATCTATCAACTCAGGAAGCTTCCTCCACCTCCCAAGCGCCCAACTTCGGCGGTTGAGAATCGTGGTTTATCGAACCCGTGTTTCTTCAACAGAGTTTGCAGATATTCCTCGAGAAGTCTCGTGTATTTCTGCCGATTCAATTTTGTCCCAGGAACCATAAGCTGCCGGGTCTGGTTGAACCAAAACGCGTAATCCACCATTGTCCGGATGACCGCCGAACGGGGTCCAATTCGGAGTTCCAGGTATTTTGAACGCCCACCTGGAGCAAACGAATTTTTCAAACGACCCGTGCGCTGGCCAATCAAGCGCCCACGAGAATGACTACGTTTCCATCTCTCGTAGGTGGGGTCCAACCCGTCCCATCCACCTGTTAACCCACCTTCAGTTGCAAACTGAAGTTGCATCGTCTGTAGGTAAGCAGGTATGAAGTATTTCTTGAAATATGGACTCAGGTCGTGTAGGTCCGCTGCTAGCGCTTCAAGATCATCAGCAACTTTGTTAAAGTTTTTGATGTCGAAACGCCATTGAACAGACACTAGAACACCTGGTCTCTCGTAATTCTCCCAGGGTCAAAAAAATCAGGGTCCCTGGTAACCATCGATTCAGCAACCACGTCCAGCTTTACCTGGCCAAGCCCAGTCTGGGCATCGGGGAAATCAAACGGATCTGAAGGATCTTGCAACCGTTTAAGCTTGGAGTAATAGGACCCTTCGAAAGCTTTGGCCCCAAGCGCGTCAGCGTCCCGAAGACCGGCAAGCTGAATCCTCAGGACGTCTGCAGCAACCTTCTCCTTCACCATCTGTCTCGCCATCTTCCATGAAAGGGGACTATCCCCCTGCACGAGTGGCGAGGTGTAGGCGAGCGAAGTCAAAATCCCGTTAACCTCTGCCTCGGTCACCTCAATGAGGGTAGAAACTTCTTCCTCAGTGGGGCGGCTTTTGTCGTCTATCCGGATTTGCGGAAGTGTGCTCCGGATATCGTCAACGGTTATGTAACCCACGAAGAACGCCTACTTCTTCGGCGGAATTGACGGAGTCGGCGGAGTCGGCGGAGCAGCAGCCCGAGTCACGGGTGTTCTCGCCGCCGCTTCGATCTTCGCTTCTTCTGCTCGAACTGCTCGAGCATGATCGTCAGTCTTCCACGCTGCTTCTGCAGGATCCACACGGGTTTCCTGGGACCGAAGAGCTGACGAAACGTTCGGATCATGGTCCTTCGACCTCGGCGGATTGACCAAGGCAGACTTCAACTTGATGGCGTCTTCCTTGTCGAGCTCGATGGTCTCGCCCCGACCGTAGGTGACCCCGTTGTAGCGAATCGGTGTCTTGACGGTGAACTGCATTATTGTGCTCCAACGTAATGGAGACGGACGGTCGGAGAAGTCCCCCCGGACAGAGTCAGGAGATTTCCTCTGACCCGAATAGCGGGGACATCAACCGTGACGGAATTCGTGGTGCTTGTACAGGTGATGTCTGCCGCAGAAATGTTGAACCACGTGGTCCCGCCGTCGTTTGAACCCTGAAGCCGATAGGTGCATCCTGCAGGGCCGCCGGTGACAATCAACTGACTGTTGTGAGTCCGGGCTCCTGTGTCGACAGCCAGGGCTGAAGTGGCACCCGTCGCCGTTTGAGCGGTAAATGAACTGGCGATGTAGGGCTGCAGAGCAACACGAGCTCGTGCACCGCTGAGCACGTACATCAGGTTCGCCTGGGTCTGAGCTCCCGTCTGTGCTGAGAAAAACACGACGGCCAGGACGGTGGCAAGGGTGAGCGGAATCGCTACGCTGAACAATTGCTTCAAGAAGCTCTTCATGGCTTGGTCTCCGAAACCTCTCCTCGAGGGGTCGAACTACGCGACAGCGTTGCGAATGAGGTAACCGAGGCTTGACGCCACGATCTTCTCGCCGCCGATCTCGTTGACACGGATGACGTCCGAGTTGATCTTGTTCTCGTGGTAACGAAACGTCTTGAGGTTCTGGACGCGCATTTGGTACGAGAACGAAGGCCGCTTGAGGTTCGGACGTCCCGTGCCCTTGTAGAAGAACAGGACATGCTTGCCCCAGACGTCGCCGAGAGTCACAGTCTGACCCTTCTTGTTCGTGCTGACGAGCACGGTGCCGACGTAGAAGTTCTTGACGCCCCACAGCGACATGAGCTTCGCGGGGGTCAGCTGCTCACCGTCGGCAACGAAGTCGAGCACCTTGGGGTTCTGCTGAAGTTTGGTCCAGACAGAATAGCCCATGACGACCGAATCGAACACCAGACCAGTCTGTCCGCGCATGGTGTCTGCGCCGGTGAGCACGATGCCGATGGGATCTCCGCCTGCCGCATCCGACCACTGATCGTTGCCGGCCAACGTAACGTTGTTCGGAACGTTGGAGGTAGACAGCACCATGTTGGCAATACGGCGCTCACGATTGTTAAGAATGTTCGCCGTGAGAACTTCGGTGGTCGTTTCATCGATGTCGAGAGGCATGGCCGAGTTGTCACGCTCGCGCTGATCGATGACCGATTCCAGGCCGTATTCCTCGGCATGGTAGCTGTCGCGCGTCGCTTCCCAGTCCAGCCGACGATAAGCGGCCCTGGGTGCACGAATGGCATCGGGAGTTGCAAATCGGGATTTGTCGTAGACCCAGAAGGTCCCGTCCTCGAGCTTGACAGGCACCGGCGGGGCTACGGAATCAGCGATATAGCCCTCCGTGGAGAATTGAACCGCGATGTTGGTCATCAAGCGGTCGAAGGTGACCTTCTGTTTGATCGGCATGACTTTTTCTCTACCTCAGGTTGATCCCGGAATGGTGTCAGGGAGGACTCGGGAGTTTATGGAACGGTTCCAGTCCGGAGCAGGGCCGAGACGATGTCTCCGTCAGCCGTTGCGGCTTCCTCGGCGACAGCGTAAAACGGATTCGTTGTGGCCGCGGCAATCCACTTGCCGCTCGCATCTAGCTTCAGACGGGCACCTGCAGAGAACGCGGCGCCGGCCTTCACCTGAACGAGACCCTCGACCGCGACGTTCACCTGGAGACCGGCAGCATTGGGCTCATCGTAGATGACTCCGTGGCAGATTTCACCGGCTCCGCACAGATCCACCGTACGGTCTCCGGTGAGCTTGCAGCCGTAATACTGCTTGCCGGTGAAGTTGGCCGCCGAAAGGTAGGTCAGCGGAAGAGTGACATTGTCCAACATCGAAGTTGCTCCTCAGAAAACTAAAACCTGGGCCCGCCTAAACGGACCCAGGGGACCCGCCTGGGCCTCTACCGAACTACTCCCCGGAGAGCGAACTCTCTTCCTGGAGCGCTTCGAGATACACCTGGGCGGCCGTGGGGTCCTCGCTCTGAACGGCCTGAAGCGCATCGCTGGTGGACACCTTGTTCAGTGCCACGTAGTCTTCCACCTTCTTCACGAAAGAGTCGATGATGGTCTTGTTGCCACTGGAATTGCGTGCGGGCACGTCGGCGTCCGTTTCTCCGCTTCCGTGCTCGGTGTTGAGCGCGAGAATCGGCTGAAGAAGGCTGGCGTAGGTATCGAAACCGGCGGGATCACTGAGGCAGTACGCTACGCCCCACTCTTCCTGGGCCTTCGCCATTTTGCCGGCGCGAATGAGACCGAGAACACGTCCGCGCGCCTTCGTTTCGTCGAGTGCCCGCTGAGTGCGCAGGTTGACTTCCTTCTGCGCCGCGAGCTCGTTCTCGAGATTGGTGATCCTGGAAAGCATCACCGGATCGGGCATCTGCTGGGTGGTCGTGGTCGTTCCGGCCGGAGGCGTCTGTTCGTTCGCGTTCGCCATGGTTTCTCCCTGAGTCGAAAGTTCCTGATAGGTCTGTTCGACCTCTACCGCGTCACCAAACTGGATGCTTTCGTAGCCTTCGTCATGGGTGAAGGGAACCTTCCAAAGTTTCCCAACACGACGGCAGATGACGTAGTCTTCGTAAATACCGTTTGGAACAATGTACGGTTGGTCGAAATCGCCCGAGTAAAACTCGTAAAACGCCCGAGCGATACGGGTTGTCTTCTCATCAAGCGAAACTTCTGAAAGCTCAACAAGTTCACCGGCCCGCGAAAGCTCTACGGCCTGCATTCCGGTAAGAAACGGCTGATTCGTCAGAGCGATTGCAAGAAGCTTTGCCCCGATCAGTTTGGGCTCACCTTCGCTCGTGACTGCTGCCGGGTCAATCGTTGGGCTGATGTAACGAAATTCCTTGTTACGAATCAGCTGAGCAGCCTGCTTCGTCCACTTCACGAATGCCCAGAGTTGAGCGCCACGCTTTTCCAGCTTTTGGACCCAACCAGACGCCTTGCCAGCCTCAGCGTTCGGACGCTTCTCGAGGGGCATGGTGCTGTAATGATCGTAATCGGCTGTGATTTCTCCTTCAAAATTCAGCTGCATCTGACTGAGATGCTCGTCAGTGATACTGAAATCCTTGTATCGCTTCGAGTAGAACTTCCCAGTTTTTGCACACTGAACCCACTGACATGGTTCCTCCTCAGTGCCTTCGAACTGTGTCGACAGTTCAAAAACCGGAAGAAGAGCCCTCAATGCCATGTGATGCATAGATTATACCTCAGCTATATTTTCAGTGGAATAGCTCAGATTGCATCATTTTGTGTCACGCTCAAACGGATCACGATGCAGATATCTGACCATTGCTTCGTGCGGAATTCTACGCGAACCGCCTACTTTGTAGCTTTCAATGGTGCCACAGCCCACTTCACGCCTGATGGTCACCTCTGATTTACCTGCGTAGTAGGCAACCTCTTTCACCGTATAGTCAGGTTGTTTCGTTTCTGCCATGGCTATTATGATGGAACGATGATGTCGGGAACAGCAGTGTCAACCCCGAAATCAATACCTTCTTTAATCTTCCTTGAATCGAAGTTGAAGCTTCGAGCAGAATACATCGTTCTGCACACCCCACATGTGATTGATAACGGAGCTCCCGGAATCAACATCAGCGTTAGAGGCGTGTCGTTTTCGCAGCTACACTTTCCGACAATCACTGCGAAACCACTTACCCCGATAAATCTACTATTCAATCGGGGAACCATCTTCAATGCCCGTTCTTGGTCCATGACTACCTACTTATCCCAAGTCTCCGGGAACCCGGATTGGCCCGGCTGGAACTGGGGTTTTTGAAGGCTTGGTCCCAGGTGTTGGTTCACCTTTCGGCTCATCACCACCATCAGCCTTCAAGTTCGGCGCCGTTTGGGCCGGTGTGACCGGCGCACCGGCGACTGCGCCCATAATCCCAAGCTCCTTACGTCCATATCCAGCTTCCTTGACTGGGAACGCAAGAAGTCTTCGAACGTGCTTCTCAGTTTCGTCATCGGGGATGATGACCTGACCAAGCACAAGATTGTATATGGACGCCGCGAGTTCTTTGATGTTTGTGTCTTCAAGGGTTGAGGCCGTTACCTGGGGATACCGGCGATCCCGCATGTCAAAGTTGTAGTTGCAAAGGTCTCGCACAACCTGACGCTGGAGGTCCTGTCCGATCTGGAGGGCGAGGGACTGTAGAGAATACAGGAACAGGTCTTGCCAAGTAACTGTCGTTCCGTAGTTGCCGTGCTTCTGCGAACCAGCGGTCAGGAAAAGGGCCAGAACTGCACGTGCAATCATGACATCGTGGTGGTCCACTGAATCCATCAATCCAGCAGTTCCACCATGCTCGTTCTCTGGAGTCATGATTTTGACCTGAATTTCTTCAGGCAGAAGTCCGAACGCACGATGATGAGAGCGAAGGCCTTTCAAGAGCTCCACAACCTCGTCACGTTCCTTGGTCTTCAGGACGTATCCCTTGGCGATGTAGCCCATAGGGATACCAATACCGAATCTGTCATGCTTCACGGCATCGATCCGGTAGAGTTCCTTCTTGTAGTACCAGTGCATGTAGATGTATCTGAGGAGTGAGATTCCCCAATAGTTGTCGCCTTCTTTGTCGTAACAGAAGATGGCACAGTATGTTCCTGGGATCTTGAGGGTCTGCATCTTGCCATTCTTCATGGCTTCCTGAACCACATAGTCAAGCGAGCCGTCCTTCTTGATTTTGAAGTCCTTGATGGTCTGAGGCAGACGGGGTGCGAGTCGGGCAAGAATGTATTCGCCCTTCTCGTTTATGGTCCAAATTTTCTCGAGAATGGAAAACCCAAAATCGAGCTGAAGCAGGATGTGTCGAAGAACAACATCCCAGGTGTCGTGCTGGTCGTCGGAGAAGATTAGATTACGATGACAAAAATCAGCAATCTCCTTGTCCTTGTCATCACCGCCATCCTCTGCAAGAGGAGAAACACGCCAGGTGGCCCGTCGGAGGGGCAGCTTCATTGCCTGAAGAACGGATCGGATAGAACCATCCGATTTTCGCATTTCTTCAGAGAGGGCAACCCCGTTTGGGCCAGTCCAATCAGGGTTATAGTCCTTCTGTTGGACGAAGCCGACACTGTCAGTTTCAACACCTGAAGCGCCAATCTCCTTGTCCAACTTCTTGGGAAGTTCAATCTCCCCGTTGTCTCCGTGAAACAGTTCAATCATGCCGGATCGAACCGCCTTCTTACCGAGCAACAAGTCAAGGAGCCACATCAGAACACCTTTGATTTATCCGACATCATCGGTTCACCTTTACCAATAGCCAAAATATCCAGCAGGGTGATACTGGAATGTGGTCTTAGGTGGAAGTGCCAGTAGAGCGCTTGCGACGTGCTGTCCGCGTCGTCTGTTTCGATGGCACCACCGTGGAAGTCCGCAAGTTTGTCTTCGAAGTCTTTAACCCACGGTTTGTCCTGCGGATCAGGGTGCCACACATTCCCCGCCTGGTATAGATAGGTAATCGCATGGGCGCGAGACTCCTTTCCGCCAGCAGGGTCCACTGGAAGCATGCCACTGACTTTTGATTTCAACACATCGATGACCGCAGAACCGTTTGCCTTGTCCTCAATATATTTGGGGCCAATCCAAGGATACATGGCAATCATATCCTCGAACATGGCGATGGTATCTGTCAATCCTGCCCGTTTCTTCAACCTATGCAGAAGATAGATATCAGCATTCATTCGGGCCCAGGCCGTGATGACCACATGGCTCGAAGTTTTTGTTTCTTTGAACGCAGCATCAACAGAGATGCAGCTATCATTGAAGATATCAAGATTAGACGGCAACCTATGATAGTGTTTGAACCAGGCTCGTTTGAAGATTTTGCCTGATGCAACTGTTGGACGTTGTTGTTGCTGCCCAGCAAAGTGAAGATCGCCCTTGTTCTCGAGTTTCTTAATTTCCTCTGTAGTAAAACGACCGGGGTCGAGTAGTTCATCCTCTTCTCTTCGGGGATCTACAAAAAAAGGCTCAGACTCGAGCTTAGGTCTGTTAGTTCCAGGTTCAAGGTCCTTTGTTCGGTAAGTAATGCAACGACGCTTAGGTTCAAACTTGGCCGGCAGGTAGAGATGAACCCAACCTGTTTCCGTAGCCAAGATGTGACCAGTAAGGTCTGCATCGTTAAGCCGCTGCATGATAAGAACACGCACGGCTTTTGTGGGGTCGTTCAAGCGTGTTGCAAGCGTGCCGTCCCAAACTTCCTGGGCCTTCTTTAACGCGTTAACATTGTGGGCATCTTCAAGCTGAGTCGGGTCATCAATTACTAAGTAGTCACCACCTTCACCGGTTACACCTCCTTCAAACGAACCAATCATGCGAACACCACCAGCGGTGTTCTCATAATGGTATTTGACGTTCTGGTCTTCAGACAGCTGAAACCTATCACCCCAACGAGACTGATACCACGTAGAGGTAATAACGTTACGGCATTTACGAGCATCGCGGGCAACAAGATTCTTGTTGTAAGCAACGCACAGGAACTTCACCTGTGGAAACTTGGCCCAGACCCATGCAGGCCAAAAAACCTGAGTCGCCATCGACTTCAGGTGTCGAGGCGGGATGTTGATAATCAGGTTTGTGATTTCTCCCATCGTGCAAGCTTGCAGATGGTCACAAACAGCTTCTAGATGCCAGTTTGGGTGAAACGGAACAAAAGGAGAGATCGCAAACCAGGCCTCCTTGGTAAACTCATAGAAATCTTCTTCGATGAGCTCCAGCTCGGCGCTGGCAACTAGTGCCAGTCGTTCATCTTGAATGTGTTCCTGGTCAATCTCAAACATTAGAATCTACTAAAAGTCTAAATTTGTTTGTATGCCACTTACCACCGCCTACTTCAACATAGCCCTGTCCTTCCCAGGTGCCTTGTTGGTCAAGATCGTCCTCAACTGTTCGATAATTGAACCAACCATCAACACCAGTCCTACTTGGAAATTTTACGCTTCCAGGACTAGCATCAAACGAAACTGTAGTTCCATCAGGTTTCAAAAAATTGATCTTTAATACCGTAGCGCCACTAACGTCTACAGGTTCAACCTGCTCGTCTAATAACTGAGCAAGAAACTCTGTTCCCACGTCACCAACATGAATTTCTGTGCCCATTGTTATCTTTCCAACTTGTTAGAAATAACCTGCCTAATCCTTAAGGCAAGTGATTTTACAGTCTTAAGATTGCCTGAAAAGGTGACAAGGCGCTTAATTCGAAGCTTAACTTCAAGGTGATCCCAATTAGTGAAAATCACCACTGTTTGCGCTAGGAGGTCACCTACGCTATTAATGGTACCATCAAGGTACCTTAAAAATGATGTCCTTAGGGTCCCCTGCGTGGCCACTTGGGATGCCAAGGGCTTACTAATAGCCTTAGCTATCAGGCCAACAATAGGAATGTTTCCCACTAATCTTTTAACGGTAGATAGGACAACTTGTCCTGAAGCTATAATTGAACCGGCAAAATTTCTAAAGTAACCGAATATAAGATTACCATTGGGGTTTATTACCCCAGAAACAAGATGGCTGGTATTTTTTGCCAGCAGAGCTGTAAAGTTTACTAACCCGCTTAAAATCTTAAACACCGATTTGGTTATGATTCCGGAAATTGCCACAGAGCCAGAAAAGATAGCAAACACAATTTTTGTTGAAAAAAGCGAACCGGAAAGAGAAACCGAGCCAGAAAATGGCTTGGTTACATTCTTTGTTAGATTTCCTACAAGGTCAACTAGTCCAGTTTTTGACAGGTTAGCTAACTTAATAAGATTCCCAGAAAAACTAATTGCCCCGTCAACTAGCTTAATTATTATCTTTGCTGTAGCCAAATTTCCTGATAGGGCAACTGGGCCTGAAAGAAATTTATTTGCCAATTTTTGTAATATCGATGATGGCGAAATACCCCCAGAAAGTAGCTTGGTAACAGAATTGGTAATGCTTCCAACTGGCGAGGCACTACCAAAAAGTAGCCTTGTTAGCAAAGTCAGTAAATTACTAGAAGAGTTAACAACTCCGGAAAGATTTTTAGAAATCACCTTCACCAGAATAGCTGAAGAGCTTATGCTACCAAAAATTAATTTAGTTGCAACTTTTTCTAACGAACCCGAAGGTGTGATGCCCCCAGAAAACAACTTGGCAAGGGTAGGTGTAAGAATGGCCGAAGAACTTATTGCCCCGGATAAAAGGTGCGTTACAAAATTTATGGTTATACTAACGGGATTCATTACTCCAGAAAGTAACTTATACCCGTTACGAACTAACACCCCTGAACTAAGCAATGTTCCTGTTTTCAGAATAGTTGTATTACGTATCAATACACCAGAAAGTGTAACTGTTCCGCCAAGATTCTGGTTATATGTAACACCAGCCGGAATAAGATATGCCCCGGGGTATCCTCCCCCAGTGAGTCGGGTAACGTGGCCAACAGGATGGGGGTTTCCTGAATCCCCACGGCCGCCAAAGAGTGGAAGAAATG